CTTTTCTAACCATTTTCTTGTAGCTTCTAATTGACTATTAGATCTACCAGATACAACAATTATATTGTAACCAGATTTATCTTTAGCTTGTAGATGTCTTAAAAGAGCTTGGTTAGGATCTCCTCCGCTCATGATCAGCGTATCATCTAGATCTGTAACAATTGCTTTTCTTTTAGCTAGTTTTGCGTAGATGTTTGTCAATATTAAACACCTTCAAAGTCAACCATACACTGACAGTTAATTCTCTCTTCATCTGGAAGATCAGGAGATCCAGGGAATGCTGCCCCATTTGGGAAGTCCTCGTTCATAGCTATTGTCATACCGTTAAGCTCTGCGTGTGAACTTCTAGGTTTATCGCTTGTTGTGATCCAAGTTTTCTGTCCTACATTATTAGCTTTGGCACTTTCAATTAAACCAAAAACAACAACTGTTGTAGCTAAGCCGATAGCTAACCAATCAGCTCCGTCAATCTGATCATCAAAAACTTGATTTAGAGCTTCTTCTGAACTAGCTCCGTCAGCTTGAGCTTCTTTATCAGCTAGGTAAAGTTCACGATCAATTGCGTCTGATACAGCCCAGCTAACACTATCACTAACAGCTTTAAACCAGTTAGTAGCATTATTGCTATCCCAACCTCCAACAGTTTCAGCTGCTTTTATAGCTGATTTACGGATAGCTGGTTCAAGATCTGCCGTCAATTCTTTTATGTAGCGTTCTTTATCGTAAAAAGATAATCCTTTTTTAACTTCTGAAGATTTTGTAGCTCCAAATTTACTCATTGTAGCTCTCTTCTGGCGTTCAAAATTATTTCTTAATACTTGCCCTAGCTCTGATTGAGCTTGTTTTCTAAGAGCTATCCGTTTATCAATTCTTTTTGTTTTGATATCTAATTTTTTTAGTTTTGTAGTTTCTATACTTTTCTTTGTATCTGGACTTTGATTAAATTTCTGGTCATCACCAAAACCAAAATCTAATTCTATATCCAAATGGTAACCACTATCTAAAAGTTGTCTTATATCTGGATAAACTTCATCCCAATATGTAAGTTGTTCTTCAGATAAAATTTTAGAAGCTTCTTCTTTGGTAACATCATTAGCAATAAGAGCCATAATTCTATTTCTAGTATCTTTACTTAGTTCCATAGTATTTATCCCTTGCTTCTTGAGTTGGTGTATAGTATTGTTTGTCTACAAATGTTTGATACTTTTGTGTATCATGTATAACCATTGTGCCATGATCTTGATTAGAAGCAATCAATACTGGTGGAGCACCATAAGTTGTTAAATCATATAGATTAACCTTATCAAATATTTTAGAAGCTGGTTCAAATATTGCGGAAATAGTAGAATGAGTTTTAGTTACATCATCAAATGGCGGAAGTCTACCATAGCTAGAACTACTTGGATCATCAGCTCTTCTTTTACCACTATCTAGACAATCATCAATTGGTCTAGTTAAATAATGACCTTCAACTCGGTAACCTTGACTTTGAGCTGCTTCAATTTTACCTGTTAGTTTTCCTAAACCTGAATTTCCAGTTCCGTCAAGTAAAACATTCCTACCAGTTTCAACTGCTGCTGCTGAAATTCGTTTAGCAATATATGAACTTTCTTCATGAGCTTTGGAAGCCCAAGATTTGTCTGTTGGATCATTTTCTTTTGAAGCCATTACTTCTGGTAACATATCTTTAATATTATCAGAGTTAATTAAAACAGCTGTTCCTTTTTCTGGTAAAGTTGAAAACTCACTTTTTTCATAAGTAGATTTACCAACACCTGGTCCACCGCCTAACATGTGATATTCAGGTTGACCAGTAGCTACTGGAATACCTTCCAAAGCTTTCATGACTATCTCATCATGTAAAGCTTGTCTTTCTGGTGTAAACTTGCCGTCAACCATGTGTTGAGCTGAGTATCCACTAGTTCCCATTGCTTTTGTTGCGTCTGCCATTTCTGGAGTAGCTGTTAGCGATATATCACCCATACCAGTTCTACCTAAAGATCCACCAGCTCCTAAACCTAACTTATCTCTTTCTGCTTGAGTTAATTCTGGTTTGGTATCAGTATTTGATCCACCACCAGATCCAAATCTGCCGTTGCTATCTCTTGGTTGATCTGGAGAATATTTTGTTTCTACCATATCCATAATAGCTTTAGCAACTAGAAGCTCTAAACCATGTGACATTCCATTTGGTGAAGTTGCTTGATTATTATTTAAAGGATTTTGAGGCGAAGGTTGTCCGCCTGTCGTAACATTGAGTGGTGTGATCAACTCATCTCCACCGTCTAAAGCTGGTAAATTCTGTCTTGATCTAGCTTCATTTCTAGTTAGCCAGGGTCCGCCAACAGCTGAACTCATAACTGAAGCTGTTTCTTCAAATGATCCTTTAAGCTTGTCTTGTAATTGGAATTCTAAATAAGTTTCATTGTTGGTAATGCCAAAATCAGGAAGAAGTTGAGCTTCTAGCTCTTCTTGGATAATTGTTAAATATGGTAGCAAAGTATCCTGATATAACATACGGTGTTGTTCTGTTAAGCTACTATAATTTACATTTCCTAAACCAAGTAAGCCAGTTGGAACACCGTAAGCGGCACAAACAACTTCTCTGGCTAATACTGAAGCTTCAATAAACATTGCGTCTTTAGGAGAAAAACTATTTAGTGGCTTAGCTGTCATACCTTCTTCTAGCACAGCTGTAGCTCCAGCTCCCTCAGCGCCATTGTAAGTAGTATCCCAATCAGCTTTAAAGCGAGATCTAGCTGTATCTGACCATGTAGGAGCTCCAGCTGGTCGTTCAATTACTAAAGCTGTTCTAGCTCCTTGCTTCCAGAGTAGTTCTCTATGCTCTCCAGCTGCTATCTGCTCAGCTAATAACTGGCGTAAAGTTTCTAGTGGTGATAAACCTCGTCTTGGATTTGTTGGGTGATAACCATGTATATGGACCACTTCTTCTCTAGAGTAATCTATAAAGCCGTTGTTACCTCTAACTCTATATCCTTCTGGAACTAGCCAATTTTTACCAACAATCTCAACATGGATCGGTGGAATTCTAGTTAAAGTAACTCTTCCTTGCTTACCTTTAATCTTAATATAAAAAACTTCATCATAAATACAAAGATCTTTGATCATAGCTTCAAAAAAGCGAGATCTAGTTAAATATACATCTGGTCTTTCAATTGTTTCTGTTAGTGGAACATTTCTTAACCGTAAGCGATCACCATTTTCTGAATGCTGAAAAGCATGAAGTGGGATCTGTGATATATTACGAGCTAAAAAGTCAATTACTGTTCTTACTTCTGGTTGGTGTTTATAAAGTTCATCATAAGTAGCTCTGGGAGTTGTAAAAAGGGACATGGAATTTGTAGCTGGTGTCAAATTATAAGTTTGATTTACAGCTACTAGTCCGTCACCATTTTCAACTATTGCCATTAGTTTTCCAATACCTGAATGAAGTCTATTTTCTCTTTGAGAATAATGATAGATCCAGTAGCTTTAACTGGATTATTTCCAGGTTCAATTATCTCTGCGTCTTTCAGCAAAATGAAAGCCTTCTGACTATCATATAGAACTCCTCTAAAAGCTTTACCGTTAATTAGATTAACTAAAACTTTTTTAGCGATGAGTAAATTTTTTAATTTATCTCTCACCAATTTATTCCTTCTCAGTTAAGGGAAGCTCTACTTCTTTTCTAGTAACTTTTCCGTTTTGATCCGTAGATACAATAACTGAAGTTGATGTTTTATCTGATTTAATTATATTCATTAGTCAATGTTTCCTTTCAGTGCGAAATTCGTTGCGTCACTTTGTAGAATAATTGTAGCTTCTGCCCAACTAACATTTGGATAAAAACCGCCAAGAGTTGCTGGATAATCTCCAAAAGCTTCTGAGTAAAAAGCGTCAAGATAAAATCCTGCTTTTTCTCCGCCTGACCAACCTAAGTTATTGTCACCAACTGGCAACTGATTTAAAGTTTCATTTGTTCCAGAAGAAATAAGTTGACGAACTCCTGGACCTTGCCCATTAGTATATCCACCTTCTCCGTCATTTATAGCTTTACGAATAGCAATGTAGTATGTTTCATTTGGATTTAGTAAAACACCTTGAGCTAAACTTTTAATAAAAGGTGTTACTCCATAACCGCCTGGGTTGATATTTGAAACTTCTATAATTCCTAAATCAGCATGAAAATCTGTTGGAATTCCTTGATTGGTAGATTTATAAATTGAAGCATGTATCTTACCACCATTATCAGCAAAATCACCAGAGCCAGGCCAATCATTTGGACTAATAAAAACTGCCCAATCTGTTAACCAAAAGTATTTTGTAAAAGCTATAGGTGCTGCTGTTGTAAAACCTGGGTCCCAATAGTTACCTTCATTTCTTGTTAAGCCTTTTGGATAATACCAGCCATTTGCTGTTTGATTTAAAAGTCTAATAGCGTCTGGGTTTTGGTTAACCCAATCATTATTTTGATTGGTTAAAATAATTTGGTTAATGTCTACATCGTTTAATGTAACATCTGTTAAATCATTTAAGTTTGAAGCTCCTCCGCCAGAACCTGGAGAATAAAATGCGCTATCTACCATTATACCACCTTCAATATTCTAATATCATGATCTACTAGTGTGCCAATTGCGTATAGCTTACCTAAAAGTCTTAAGGCAATGGTGAACACAGCTCCTGCTGGAAGCGGTGTTCCAGCTTCAACCGTAACATCATCTCCGCCAAGCCAAATAGTAGCTGAAGAGTTGTTTAAAATCTGGTATGTAATGCGACCGTCTTCTTTAGCTGATCCAGCGGTCGTATCGTGAACTAACTGGGTAACTTCCGTTCCCACTACTACTTTTGAACTATTTATGCTACTCAAAGAACCACCATTCCTCTATCCTCATATACTGATCTCCCAGTATTACCAGCACCAGTTAGCATTGCTGAGTTCAATGCCATAATAGACGCTACAATTCCGTCAACTCGTGACACACTTGTAGCTTTGGAAACCTTAATATTTCCAGCTGGGTCTGATTGAGTAAGTGCTCCGTCAACCATTGTTCTCAAGATAGGATTATTTGCGTGGTGAAAACCTTTGATCATAACTAATCGCTCTAACTCTTTTGTTGGAGCTGTCATAGTTGCGAAACCTTGTCTTGTTGGAGCTACTTTTAGACCTTTTTCTGTAAGCTTAGTGATCAAACCAGTAGCATTCCAGGGATCGTAAGCTAATTCAACAACATTAAACATATCAGCTAGATCTTCAATTCTTTTTTGAATAAAATCGTAGTCAATAACATTGCCAGGAGTTGTTGTTAAATATCCTTCCTTAGCCCACCTTGTCCAGGGTAAATTTTCTCTGCGTTCTTTTTCTTCAAGTCCTTGTTCAGGTAACCAAAAAGTTGGTAGCACACTAAAGCTTCCGTCTTCTTCTGGGAATAATGCTACACATGCTGATAAGTCTGTTGTTGAAGATAAGTCAAGTCCAAGATAACATGTTCTTCCTTTATAAGCTTCAATGTCAATAGCTTCTCCACCACCTTCATCCCAAACATAAGGATCTAACCACCTAGCTCTTTCTCTTGTCCAAACATTTAAATACAACTGGCGAAACATTGTCTGTCTAGCTGGAGATACAATAGCTTTCTGGGCTTCTTCTTTTAGAAATTCTTCAGTAACAGTTAAGCCTAAAGAAGGATTTGTTTTTCTCCAAACTTTTGGATCTCGCCAATCCTCATCTCTATCAGCTGAATAGATCACGCCAAAGTGAGCTGTATCTTTATGGTGTCCTTCAGCTACTTTTATTGTGTAGTCATGCTGTTCATGAGCAATAGAATTTGGATCATAGACACCAGCTGTAGTAATACCCAAAACCAAAGGTTGTCTTCTTGATCCTACTGAAGTAGATAGCACATCCCAAAGCTCACGATTTTTATGTGCGTGAACTTCATCAATAATTGCGAAGTGACAGTTAAGTCCATGAGCTGATTGACTTTCTCCAGAGATAGCTCTAAATATAGATCCAGATTTCTGGTGTTCAATATAGCTTCTTACAGCTCTACATCTATCTGATAAAGCTGGTGAAGCGTCAACCATTTTTCTAGCAATCTGAAAACAAAGAGAAGCTTGAAGTCTATCTCTTGCTGCGAGAATAATCTGTCCGCCAACTTCTCCGTCTGCGACTAAACCATATAAAGCTATACCAGCACTTAGAGTTGTCTTACCATTTTTTCTGGGAATTTCAATCCAAGCTGATCTATAAAGTCTAGTTCCGTCTTTTCTTTTCCAGCCAAAGAGTGGTCTAATAATTTCATACTCTTGCCACTCAGCTAAATTCCATTTTTCTCCAGCGCCTTTTCCTTCAACTAATTTTAGAATGCCAAAAAACTTTACAGCTTTTTCAGCTGCCTCTTCATCATAAAAAGCTCCTTCTGGTTTTTCCAGATCAGCTGTTGTGTAGGTTGGTCTAGTCCAAGAAATCTGCGCTGTCATCCCTATTTCCCTCTACTTTAATTCTACTGCGAGAGCTAGGAGATAAACCAAATTCACTGCCAATTTTCCTGATGATCTCAGCTGCGTCTTTCTGGATCTGAACTGCTGGGTTTTTAACTTGTCCATCTCGCCTTCCCTCAATAAGAATTCCATGCTGGTTAATTTCCATTGTAGCTTGTTTGTATACATCAACAGCGTTGGCATACGCTGCGATCAAGTCTAGATCTGCCTCAAATAAAATTCCCATATCTTCAAGTTGCTTTACAGTTCGCTTCCAGATTTTTTTAGCGTCTGTTGAGAGCCAAGTTGGTGGGGTCAATTTTGTTTCTACTGGTTTTACTTTTGGTTCTTTATTATTTATTCTATCTTTGCGAACACCCTTAACTAATTTTAGGTGCGTTGGAAGTGGAGCTGGTCCTCTAGTTCCCATTATAATACCTCATTTACGCTCATACCTTATATGAGTGCTCCAAACCCCCTATTTGACAAAAACTGAAAAACTCGTCTTTTTACAGGCGAAGCCTCGAGCGCGATAG